GTCTGCCCCTCCCACGATTTATATTTAGCCGACAACCATATTATATCACCACTCCTGCAAAAATGTACCAGTTTTTTCTATTCTGTCTCTAAATTGCATAAATTTATCCAAGTGGCTAGCATGTTTAAAAACATCTACGATATCGCTTAACCGCTTCTTTTCATGTTCAGTCACAACGTCTAGAAATTGTTTGAAGAGCGGTGTTGGATTTTGAGTTGTCGGAACTGAAGAATGAAGCCACAGTGTAGCCCAAAGACCTTCGTTGACCGGGAAAGAAAAACTAATCATTGTCCACTTTGGCACAAACTTCTCGCTGACTTCACCGCTGTAGATAAAGTCAGCAAAAATTTCCTCAAACACCTTAGGCTTCTCACTGTCAACTTCAAAATAAGCAGAACCTATATTGAACTTTTCATACATAACAAAAGCGGGGCAATGCCCCGCATTCACCTCCTTTCTTGTTTGTTATATCATCTTCACCAATTCTTCGTATGTCTTAGCATCCAAACCGCATTCGATTATTTTATCTATTAACTTCTGCTTTTTGCTCGAAAGCATTTGTTTTCTCTGAAGATTCGTTTCTTTAGCAATGAGCTCGTTCAATTTTGCGAGCTGTTTGAATGCAGTTTTCTGCAACTTTTTAAGTACTGCTTTCTCGTGTTCGAATGCCGCTTCGATTACTTCCTTGGATAAATTAGCAAAATCATCAGATACATCAGTTGATTTGGAAACAGAAACATCAACAGTTTCATATGGCGCAACAGTTCTTTTGAAGCCAACGTAAACATGAATCTTGTTCACCTTTTCACCGTTCATCTCCATACCAAACACCTCCCATTTCTTTCAGTAATTTTGTTTTCTCTATTACCAACCTGACTTTCTCTTCACCACTCGCTAACTTTATCTTCTCATCAATGCTTGCAAGAGCCCTCTTCAATTGCTTCTGCCGTAACCTTCGATAGAGATATTCTTTATCAAGAAAAACAAAATTAGCCATCTCTAACTGTAATTGTTCAAGCAGTTGTTTATCCTCGTCTGTCAGTTGGTTGTTCTTAATTCTTTGTTTTAGTTCTTCCCAAGGACTTTCCAACTGAACGTTCCAGTGAAGCAAGTCTGGATGCCTAAGAGACATAACAACAAAAACTTCCTCGGCTGTAGGTCCTTCACTTTCTGTTTCTTGAACTTCAGCCTCTGATTTGTGCTCTGTCTTCTTAAACAATCTCTTTTTGCTGTCCTTTGATTTCATGAAGTAGTCGTACAGTTTTTCAACAGGCAACTTTTCTCTTTCGCTGATAAGTTGAACGTACTCATCGTATGTAGCAGGATTTGTAATGTATCGAGCAAACTCCTTTGCCAGTGCAAGCCTGTTGGTACGGTTAACTGGTTCAATTTCTACCAGCGTCCTATAGACATACTCAACCGACGTAATTGTGTTTTCAATGACATATTCGCTTGACCACATTCCCTTTACGCACATATCGGCAGGGTCGAGTTCGTCAGGCAACATGAGTACTCGTACATCCATGTCTTTCTTCAGTAGCTTGGCAACTGCTTTGAACATTCCGCTACGCCCTGCCTCATCGTCGTCAAGCGCAATAACCACATTCCTCGTCGCCTTTTCAATTAAAAATGCCTGCTCATCTGAAAGAGACGAACCCATCAAGCCTACTGTGTTTGAAAACCCGTGCTGATGAAGGAGTATTACATCCATTGGTCCTTCTACCAACATAACATAGCCGTATTCCTTGATGTATTGCTGTGCTATATCATAACCAAACAGCAGGGCAGACTTTTTGAAGAACTCATTTTCCTCGCTGAGCAAATACTTCGGATTTCTTCCATCTATTGCCCTGCCAATGAACCCCACTACATTTCCGACATCGGTAATCGGAATAACAACACGACCCGCAAATGGGTCGAATTTGGTGTGCCGTTTCAAAATCCTCAAATACAAGTTCCTATCAGTCGGTGCATATCCAATCTGCCACTGAGAAACCGTTTCCTCGTTTATACCACGGCTTTGTAGATATTTGAGAGCCTCTGGATGTTTGTAAAGCTCCTCATGATACAACTTAGCAAGTTCCTCATATGCGTTGAGTTCCTTGCGCTTTTCTGTGTCTGCTTGCACATTGAAATCCTCAACAAGGATTTTGACCGCTCGGTCAAAATTGACTTTAAGAAATCGCATGAGGAAGTCTATAACGTCTCCAGTTGCACCGCAACCGAAACACTTGTAAATCTTGCGTTCAGGGCTTACAAAGAAACTTGGAGTATCCTCAGAATGGAATGGACAGAGCGCTTTATATGACTTGCCTACCCGCTTTAAGTCTATGTAGCGCCCAATTACTTCTTCAATTTTTACCTGATTTACCACCTGCTTTCTTAACGACCACATCAAATCGCCTCCGCATCTTCAAGCCTCACCCACTCCAAAATATTTCTTAGGCGCTTCACCATGTACTGCTCAAGCTCCTCACTCCATTCATGCTGCAGAGCATAGTCGTCAAGTGCTTCTAAAGTTGCATGGAGCGCCTCCCTGCGTTCGGGAGACATCTTGAAATAGTATTTTTCGACTTCGGCAAGGAATTTCCTAAAAAACGCTTCGTATGCTTTCGAGAACTTGCTCATGCTAATCCCCTACCTTTTTACTTCTCTGAATGGAATGAATTCCTGCATTTGGAAATCAAACCAGAGCTCTACTTCCCCGACGGCACCGTTTCGTTGCTTTGCCACTATTGCAACAGTGTATTCCCTGTGTTTTTTTAGGTCATCGCCATTTATTATGTCATCTTCTTCATCAGATATCTCATCACCTGTCTGGTCTTTGTTCGGTCTCCAGAGCAAAATTACGACGTCAGCGTCCTGTTCTATCGCACCTGATTCCCTGAGCTCAGCTAGGCTTGGACGCTTGTCTACTTTTTTCTCTGATTCTCTGTTCAACTGACTTGCCACAATAAGTATAATCCCGAGGCTCTTGGCTAGGAATTTAAGCCTGTTTGAAATTTTTGTTACCTGTTCTACACGTGAAGCACCTGAAGCTGAAATTAGTTGCAGGTAGTCAACAAAGACAATCTTACATTTGGTGCGCTGTACTAACTGTCTGATTAATGTTTCAATGTGTATTAAATCATTTGAAGCAGGCTTGGCAAAGAAGATTGGATACTTGGAAAATTCGTTCACGAAGGCATTCAGAACAACTGCGAAAGTTTCCTCAGGCATGTTTACAAAACTTGCATACAATGACTTGTGCCTGAAAACTTCTGGCACATATTTTAGTGCAAGCCTTGCTAGCATACTTGTTTCCGTCATTTCGAGGCTGATTATCCCAACTGGTATTCCTTCTCTTGCATAGCGCAGTGCATTGCTTAGAAGGAATGCACTCTTACCTACTGACGGTCGGGCTGCCACAACGACAAATTCGCCACCGAGCAGACCTGATACTAAGTCGCTTACCAGCGGGATGGAAATATTGCCACGCTCTCGTACTCTGGTAAGCTCGTGACCAAGGTCATAAGTAAGCTCAGCCACTGGTATGATTTGACCCTTCCCACCTGCTTGAGACTGCATTCCTTCCATCTGGCGCAGTATTTCCTCTGTTGTTAGCTGTTCGTACTGCTCAAGCATGGAGTTCAACTTCTGCCGTATCTTTTCCTTCATCACCATGTCTGTGTACTGCGTTACTACTTCTTCTAGTGCCTGCACATCGTTTGAAAGAACAATTTCTAAGAATTTGCTCGTGTCATATCCAGCTTTCTGCAACTCGAGTATTGCATTGTCAGGTGTTTCAGTACGCAAAATTATTTTTTTAGCAGCATCGTATTCAGCTGGTACTTCCAAATCGAGCAGAATAAAACGCAGTTCTGGATAAACAATACAAGTACCAAATATTGTATGCAACAGTCGTTTTAGTTCCATAAGCTATGTGGCTGCCCTGCCCGAAGGCAGGACAACCACGAACACCCCCTTTCTTGTTTGTTTTCGGACTACTTGACCATTCCATTTTTGGACCTAACTTCAGAAATTGCGGTACTTGCACGTTTCAGTGAGAACTCGAAATACACATTGCGGTCTATCCAAGGTACTTCGATGAGAACTTTGTTGTATTTTTTCATATTCTCTACGAATACATTCGTCTCAACTATAAAGGCAATCTTCGCCGGAATCTTAGCCACAAACAGAGTAATATTGATTGGCTTCTGGTTGTCGAACTTTGCTCTTCCGAATGCAACAAAGGAACCATTTCCAAGTGAATGAAATTCCAGCAACGGATAGCTACTAAACGCAAGAGCTACAATTTCAGTCTTGTTGATGACCGTGTAGACCAAATTCGCATACATATCGTCATACGGATACTCCAGCGGATACAACGGCCATGTGTCAGGCGAAAAAGCGCTCCAAGTACGCTCACCGGTCATGATGTCATCCGAAGGCAAGACAATCCACTCGTTGGTTGCATTCAGGTAGTTGTTGTAGTAGCCAAGCAAACCGACCGCAAGAAGTACCAACACCGAAACAAGTACCTTTCTCACCATACACACTCCTCCTCCTTTCAATAATTAGCCCAGGCTTGTCGCCTGAGCCGTGGTATTGTTTTACTCTCACGCACTTACGCTATTTGTTTAACTTTCTTCCTGTTGAACAATTCATCGAACGCTTTTTTCTTGCTCTTGGTTTTCTTTTCTGTTGTTTGTTGTTCGTTTGAACCATCTTTGACTTTTGATACGGCTTTTACCTCTGCCTCTTTCTTCTTGCTAACTTTCTTAGGTTTTTCTTCAACTGTTGGTTCCGGTTCTTGTTTCTTAGTCTCCATTTCAGCTTGTTTTGTTTCTACAACCTTCTTTCTAACTTTGCTTTTCTGTTCTTTTGGTTGAGGCTCAGGCTGTGGTTCCACCTGAGGTTGTTGAACTGTTTCCTGAGATGGTTCTAACAGCTTTTCAGTTGCTGCAAAGATTGCTACATCGAACATCTCCTTGACAAATTTCGGCCTGAACTTGAACTTGTAAAACGTCTGCGTCTGTTCTTGTAGCGTCACATATTTCGATATCTCCAAATGCTTGAAGAAATCTTTATAGATGGTTTTTCTTACAACAATAAATTCGCTGTTGATAAACAACAGCATTTTACCCTTCCTAATAGTAAGGATGCAGTCTGGATTGTCTTCCAAGAACTGCTTCAACATCTCCCAATCCATCTTGTCAAACGTGTTTGCAAAATATACCATCCTGTCAAACATACTCTCATCCTCCTCCTTCGGAATGATTATATACTCACTTTGGAAATTAAGTCGCAACCGTTTACCCAACTTGTTTGTCAACTACTCTCCCCCTAAAGGAGGAGAGCTTGCTCAACCCTAACGGGGAGCATTAGGCTGGTTGACAAGCAGCCCTTTCAAATTTGCTTCTTGGTCTTTGGCAAGCTCCCTTAAGGCTATGTTTATTGCTCCAACGATGTCAGCGTGTTCGCTGTAACCACAGTTCTGGCACACAAAGAGCTCGCCATTGTCTGGTCTGTTATCGGAACTTACGTGTCCACAGACAGGACAAGTCTTGCTTGTATAATGCGGGTCTACCTTAACAGGTGCTATGCCATAGTTAAGCTGAGTCTTGTAGATTATCTTGCTCTGGAGACTAGCAAACGGCCACTGTTCAGCTTGTCGGCGAGCTTCTTTGTCCTTTCCTCGGTAGGTTATGCGGTTTTGTCGAATTTGCGTTAAGTCTTCAAGCACGAACTTAGCATCCTTGTGCCTCAACACGAGCTGTTTGGAGACAATGTGTAGAACGTTTTCGGTAAACCGTTTCTCGCGTCGGCTTAGCTTAGCGAGCTTTCTTTTAGCCGAGCGAGTGCCTTTGGACATTAACTCAGAGCGCAGTCTGTTGTAACGTTCTTTGGTACGTTTCCAGCTCTCAAGTGTTGGCACAAGGTACTTTTCACCTGTGGTACTAGCTACAGCGATTAGATTTCTTTCAACGACATCGACACCAACAATTTGTTTCGGGATTTGTTCTTGAACTTCGAGCGTTACTGGAACAAGCAAATAGAAAATCTTTTTAGCTTTGTCGTACCATAAAGTCGCATCTCCGATTTTGCCTTGAGATAAAAGTTCTTGGTGCTTGTTCAAACAAGTGTACTTGATACTTTTCAAGCGACCATCCAAAGTTGTCAAAGAGACAGTTTGTTCTTGAAGTTTAATACCGAATGTACGATTAAACGTGTATTTAGCATGCAAAGATTTAGCCTTTGGAGGTTTGTTCCAGAATTCTTTGAAGCATTTAGAATCAGGTTTTCTTCGTTTGAGTTCTTTGTACTGAGCCCAGAGAGTTTGGTACATATCGGCAGCTTGTCGATTCACCATATCTGAGCGCAGGAGACTCCATCTTCTTCAAGATGGAGAGGAATGCGCTCTTCCCTCCTTTCGAACATTAACGTTTTCGTCTTTTCCACTGAAATAATATACACCATATGCGGTAAGCCTCCTTTAGAGGAGTTAGGTGCTCATCGCCAATGTTAGACAGGCTTGTCATGCACAGGCCACTGTCCCTACCCCTCAGGACT